GAGTTGAAAATAGTTCCACCAGCCACGTGTAATGGTGCCAATGGTGTGACGACACCGATACCGACGGCATCACCGAATTCAATGCGACCACCGAAGATGATGTCATCTTGAACAGTCAACGACCCTTGTACGACGACGTTACCACCCGATGGGTACAGGTACAAGTCATCGTCGTCATTACTCATGTAAATGTTGGATGTCGCCGCGCCAGCTTTGAATTCGATCAAGGCATTACTCGTCGCGTGCTCCACCAACAAGTTGCTGTTATACAGGTGAATGTTCGCCTTTGGTTGTGATGTACCGATACCAACTTGCCCAGTTTTAATGATTGACAGGGCATCTACCTGTGTATCATTGTCCAGGTATCCCACAACGAAAGCATTGCTCGCAGCACCTTTTTGTGCTCTGAGGAAACCCCCGTATCCAGTGTTTGTCGTGACCTGCATCGCGGTGTATTTTGAACTACTGTCTCCGGGTGCAGATTCTAGGTTGAGGAGGGTGACATCACTTTCGGTATCATCGTGGACGTGGAGTGTGTGTGAAGCGGTCACGGCACTTTCACCACTGTTTATGAGCACTTTACCATCGTTTTGAACACGCATGCGTTCAAAATCACCGGTTTGGCCAAATTGGAACGAGAGGTCGCTTTGTTCCAAAGATTTTATGAAATTGTCACCACTGGCGGTGTCTGAGAGAATGTGTAAATTTGAAGTATCTATGAAATTACCCTCTTTTACTTTAATGTTCCCTTCCACGTACAAACGTGTGTCCGTGGCCAAGTCATCTTCGGTGGAGTTGATGAGCACACGTCTCTCCTTTTCAACACTCAGTACTGGTTTTACTTCATAGTCAATGGCCGCGATGTCAGCTGCATCACCTAAAATGTCGTCTATGTTATCTTGTGTGATGGCACCAGAACTGCTGTAGGTGTTGAACACATGTCTCGCCGCGATGTGTCGAATCTGGTCAGGGCCTTCACTTCCCTCGGAGTTATCTGTTTTGAATAATACCAACTCTGTGCGTCCTTGAGTACCGTAGGCTTTTTCTTGTAAAAATGTTGTATCTGAAGTATCCGATGCCGCGGTGACCCCTCTGAATGTGAGTTTATTTCCAATTTTCACATCACCGTTTACATCCAACTTTTCGGTGGGTGCATTTGAGTTAATACCAACATTCCCCCCGTTATCTATGACAAAATAGGTTGACGTATTCAATGTCGTCGCATCGTTTGAAATTTTAAATTTAGAGCTATCACTGAAAGCTCCACCCACTGACCAACCCGTGGTTGCGCCGGTCGTCACTTTATAGCTACTAAATGCATCCCCACCAGCATCGTTGACTTCCATGCACACGATGGCATCTTCATTGTCCGCGTCATTTGGATTGTACACAAGAATACCATTTGTCAGTGGATTTTCTGAACCAGAAGAGTGGATTTCAAGTTTGCTTCTGGGTGTGTGTGTTCCAATACCAACTAACCCAGCAGAGAGCATGGTCATGATACGATTTGTCGTCGCATAATTACCATCAGCCAAGTTAAAATCAAGACGTGTGCGAGACGTGTTATTTTCAATCGCGTGTTTCCCAACGGAGAGTGTCGCGCGAGCACCTTGCGTCGTACCAGCGGTGGCGTCCCGACACAGCTGAATCACTGGTTCCATGTTATCACCAACATTTGCTAATCGGGTATTTGTAATTGTCATGGGACATGTTTCGTGATAAAAATTATTTCTCGCCACGACTTGCGAGTTTACGAACACATTCCCAGTGACCTGGAGACCCAGAGGTTGGGGAATAGTCGTCCCTATGCCAACTCGGCCAGATTCTAATATCGTCATCTTAGGGTTTCCGACAACACCCGTAGAACTCACGTTAATGTTAAAACCCTTCCCAGAGAGCACACGGCTTTGCACGTACGTGTGTCCAACAGCTGGGTCTACGTAAGAACGCAATGTCGTGTTCCCACCCCACGGGTCACCGAGGGTGAGTGCATTACTCCCAACGACGTGCGCACTTCCACCGACGGTGAGATTTGCGGATGGGTTGGTGTTTGAAATGCCAATCATACCGAGAGAGTTCATGACCATGTGTTCTTTGTTTTTCGTCTTGAACTTGATAAACTGTTTCGTGGCATCGGTGGCACCAGAGGACACTTCGATGACACTCACATTCGCCGCCACAGCTCCCGCTTTGAGGGTAAGGGCGTTGTTTGTGTTATCTGACCCATAATCATCGGCGTGCACGACAATACCACCCGTTGATTTGATTGTTTTATCTTCATTGGCATCTGTGCCCGCTTTGCCACCGAGACGCACATCCCCTCCAACGTGTAAGGCTTCATCGGGGCTGTACTGCCTGATACCCACCCTATCATTTGCCATGAAGCGGGTACTTACCACATTCCCATGAAACATAGCTAGGTTTGCACCAACTTCGTGCATGTGAATGTTTGAACCAATGCATAGGGTGTGTATTGGGTTTGTGTTTGCGATGCCAATGCGCTCCGTGGCAAACACGGTGGTGAACGCCGCGCGCCCATCCACTTGGAACACATTCGCCGCGGCATCATCGACCACGACGTTTGAACCTAAATTAAATCCGTGTCCAAAAGTCATCCTATCGGCGTATACATTTCCGGACACATACAACACATTCGACGCCGTGTCGTGAGCCCATAAATTGGCACCGACATCCAAGTTGTGCACGGGTGCAATGTTCCCCGCACCCAAGCTGTGTGAGGCGTAAAGGTTCCCGTAAATGTGTACATCAACATTTGAATCAGTGAGGACTGTGATGTTTTCTTCCGCGGGTCCAGAAATAGTTCGCCCAACTTTGATTTCTTCACCACCAGCGCCTGGGAAATATCCAATGAATACGTTTGAAGGGTCTTGATGAAACATCACAGATGTATCATAGGTCCCAGTGTCATTACCCGAACCTACTTCCAAAATAGCGTTCGTCACCGAGAGGTTTTCTGCGCGCTCATAGATGGATGTATCTGTGATGTAGACATTTCCTTCTACATAGAGGTTTCCATACACCGTCATATCACCGATGGTATCTACATTCCCCGTGACCTGGAACACGGGGTCGCCGACGTCATCAATCACCAAGTTTGCACCGAATTCTAACCCTTCATCAATAGTAATCTTTGTCGCTGAAATATTACCCGTGAGTCTGATATCTCCATCGGCACTGATACCCTGAGAGATTATGAGATTTGAACACAAAATGTTCCCTTCAGCGACTAACAGGTGGTCGCCTTGGTTATCAACATACACCCTGTTTGTGTCATTCACCTGAAACGGGAACACAGCAGATGTCGTATTCACACCAAACTGGGTGCTCACGAAAGCTTGCTCAAGTTCCGTTCTCTTTTTGATGTTCACAACAGTCGTTCCAGCATCGTTCATCCACAAATTACTTCCAAGGGAAAAGTTGTGTTCAGGGTACAAGTTTGCAATACCAATATTTGAAGTGAACACATTTGAAGCTTCCAAGTCCCCTGTGAAGATGTTTTGCTCCACCTGATTACTCAAGTCCTCTGTGGGACGCTGAGGGTCAAGCCGAACAAGGGTAACTTGGTCAAATTTCCCTGTGCTCCCTAAGAAGACCATGTTCTACTTTAACTTCCGAATAAAATTCCACCCATTCCATCCTTTAGACGAAGCACATTATATGAGACCGCCATCACTTGTAAATCCTGGTCGCTCGGTCTCGCCGAACCTTTCTCTGTACCACGTAAGATGAGTTTCACTGAATCGAGACGTGAAAAGTTTGTCGTGCCATTTGGGAAATACTCTGAGGCATTGAGGCCAAAGTGGTAGGCAAAAAAACGGGTGTAAAATGGATTGGAGTTTTCATTGTTAAATTCAGAGTTTCCATAGGCTGATTTCAAATAATTTTGAACGGTGTGAAAATATGTTGGAGACATTTTTTCAAATAATATTTGACCATTGATGAGCACATCACACTCCCTGAATGTAAATCGGTCCGTCTCCTTGTTATTCAATAATGCGTTGAAACCAAAAAAGATGGATTTCACCGGATGATTAAAAGCAGAAATATCAATGTTATTGTACCCACCCTCTTCAACCACGTTATCAACGACAGTCTCCATGGGAGCTCGCAATTGCTGCACCTGCGTCACGAGTAGGTCAACTTGTCTCCCAACGAGTTGTTCTCTCTCACGCGTGTCCAGGTACACGAAGTTTGCGTATACTTTCAACGACTTTTGTGCTTCAGTTCGGTTATGTGCTGAAAAGTTTGTCGCTTTAAAATTTACTTTCACCTCGACTTCGTGATACGCCAGACAACACAAAGGTAAAAAGGCTTTGTGGTCACAAAAGAAAAAGTGGAGGGGTTGGAAATTTGTATCGGATTGAGATATTTTATTATTGATTTGTGTACTTTTGGTGTACGTGTCAGCCAGGTAGTTGGTCCAGATGTCTGAAAGGTATTCAAAAGGTTGGGAGTCCACTTTTTGTCCACCCACGTACAGGTCGATCGTTGATTCGTAAAACACATTCGCGACGATGTGCCCTTCTACCCAAAGAGCATTGATGATGTCACCATCGGAGGGGATTTTAAAATTCCAGTTGTTTTCGTCGAGGGTGGCGATGTGTTTCGGGGCTTGTGAAAAATTGGTGTGTCTGTTATATTTCATTTTAAAATGACTGTAATCACTTTCATCATTACTGACGTACACATCTTGTAGCCCTTTACTCACGAGGGACACTAATGCCATTTCTACTATTATGATATATTTAAAAATAAACATTTTCCCTGAGGCAATTCAGAAGTGGTCGCGCGCTCACCACCACTCCCATGTATTTTAAACCCACCCGCCTTGTACACCTTCAGACGTTTGTACCACATCGCCGTGAGTAGACTCCACTGGTCACTTATGTCATAGATGTGTGGATTGTTTTGTTTGCCCTTTGTCTCTCGCATCACACGACCAATGCTCTGCTGAATGTCACTCTTTGGTGTGGCCAAGATGACCGTGTCTAGGGTAGGGATATCCAAACCCTCGTGGGCTTGAGAAAATGTTGCGATGATTATTTTTTTCGTCGAACTTTCTTGAAGGTCCTTCTCTTTCATTCCACCCATGTAGAGACCAGAGTTTTTAGGGAAACATTGGTGAAGCATCTCGCAGTGTAGACGACGGTCGCTGAGGACGAGCAATTGACGACTTCCTGCCGATGCTTTCTTCATCAGTTCTACTAACATCCTGTTTCTGTCCCGACACTCGACGAGTTCGGTAATCATGTTCACCAGAGATATTTTACCAAATCTCGTGCACGGTGGGGGGTTTTTAAACATCGGGTGTTCGTATTTCACTGGAAACACTTCCACCTGCGCTTGGTTTTTCCGTTCCACGGCAAAAAATGTTGGACCCATGAACCAGTGTAAAACTTTTGTAAGACCATCTTTTCTTTCTGGGGTGGCGGAAAGACCAAACACGTGACGAGGACACATTCTGAATAAACTCTGACTAAATACTTTTGCACAAATGTGATGGGCTTCGTCAACGATGAGTGTGCCAACACTATCAAAATCATCAAAAGTATATTCTTTCAGAGATAAACTTTGCAACATGGCGATGATGAAATCACACTCTGTTTCTTTTTTATTTTGTTGAACTCTTCCAATAGATGCCCCTGGACAAAATTGACGAATCCTCTCCTCCCACTGCGCGGCGAGAAACTCTTTGTGAACGACAATCATAGTTCTGTATCCCAACTTGCACGCGATGGCTAACGCCACCGTGGTCTTCCCGTACCCACATGGGAGTGAAAGAACTCCGTGACCTGCTTTGAGAGCTGCAGCAAGTGCGGCGTTCTGATGGGTGGCGTCACGGAGAGTTCCATTGAAGGTGAGGTTGACTCTCGTGGGTTCGGGTCTTTTGTCAACGGTGGGTTCTCCCACCTTAGCAGTTCCGTAGAATCTTGGAACGCAGATTCCATTCTTAGATTTTCTAAAAACTTTAAAAGGTGGTGGAGGGAATCCAAAGTCTCCATTGACTTCAGGTCTTACAGTCAATTCTTTTTTTATTTCGGCATTACCTTCTATGATGTATCCACTCCTTGTCAACATTTAATAGGTTAAAGGGTCGTAACTTTAATTTATTAAATGGCCATCGTCAGTGTTGAAGATAATATTAAACAGTTGCAAAGACAAATTGTAGAACTTTCCCAAGAGGTCCATCGTATGGAGGGAATGCTCCGAGTGTTTGTTGAATTTCAGAAAAATGGACTCAAGGAAGTTGACCTCCCCGGTGCCCTTCCGAAGGCGCGTGAAGAAGACCAGGAAGTCATCGAGTCCGCTTAGGTGTTGATGGTGGAGTATTGAAAGGCGCAAAGATCGTCTTCGTCTTCGTCTTGGACCTCGCACGTGTTGCTACGGGTGTATTACCGGTACGTGCCACTCCCCCGCCAGGTGTCATATTTCTCATAGTACCACCCGGACTGACTTCTTGAATTCGTACGCGTTGTTCCGCGGCATCTACGATGGTATCTACCGCAATGTCAAGAGCTGTTCCGAATTGCGCGGGTGCCAGTTGTCGCACTTTAATTTTAGCAAAATAGGGAAGTGCCTTCTTCGCGAGAAGTCCACCACCTGCACTCAGCAGTTGCAGACTTCGTTCTTCCACGAAAGGTCCTACGAGCGTTTCATAGATTTTATAAGCCACACTCGTTTGCAATTTTAATTTTTCAACGTATACCTGATACATAAGTGTAATAATAATAGGTGTCACTACAGAGAGTGTATACCTATGGGCCACCGTTTGATATAATCCCTTGAGCGTCCCTTTGATAAACTTTTTCAATTTTTCAGGTGTCTTTGGCATCGCAGCGATGATGAATGCATAGTAGCTGTAGATGAACAGAGATGTCATGTATTCGCCAACTTTTGATTTTTTATTTTTACCAAAAGTAGAAAACGCTTCTTCGTAGATGGTGTACAAAGGTGAAAACTGCTTCGTCTTGTACTGCGCAAACCAGAATACCGCGCGTTTCGTCATTTTTTCAATAGTGTAGGTCGAAGACAAGTATGGTTGCATGTATGGCAATCCTCGCGGGAATACGTTGAGCACTCTGTTGGCGTTTATGTTTATTTTTTGACTACCAAGTACTCCACTGATAAGAACCACCGCACTCACGATGGCATCCGCGATTTCACCCGATTTAAGGAGCTTGGTGGTATCTCGCGACGCTTTTTCAGCCAGTGAAACTATACGCTCAGAGACCTTGTTACTCAAACCATTTTGACGACCCAAGTTTATGTTTGCTGCACGCACCGTCAAGTTGTTCACACGTCTCGCATTGGCAGCCTTTGCTTCATTGACGATATTTTTCATCGTGTTTGTGTTGAATGTGTTATTAATCCGGTTCTTATAACGAGTCTTGTTGTCGTTATTTAATTGTAAGTTGTCAACTTGTTTTTTATACGTTGTCCTTATATCCGACCAATTTGTACTCATTAATATATATGAATATTTTTAATTTTCCACGAGTGTCCTGAGTAGTTTGACGCGTGCCACACACCCGTGTACTCTATATCTACATCTACTTCATCATCTGTGACAACTTCTTGGATAGGTTTCCTCCCTGTCATGGGGCACATGACGCGTCGGTAACGGAATGGAATTTTTAGTGTCAAGGTGTTGTCAAAGAAATCTTTTTGAATATAGTTTTCAGAGTTGAGTTTGTAATTATTCCGAGACTCTATCTGTATAATAATTCGTGCCATTTCGGGAGGTACTCGTAATCTGATGTATTTTTTATCGTTATGTTCATACATAGATGTTACGACTTTTCCCCGAAATTTCATTATTTTAATATTAATACAACAAAAATTATAAGTAATAAAATCACGATGTGTGATAATTTCAAAGTCTCCAGGGGTGTGGGAGTTCCAAAGTTTTCATGAGCAAACTGACGACCAACTTCCACGGCAGCCTCTAAGGATGCGTACGGGGTGCGTCTATCACTCATCATGCCACAAAGGGCTACGCGAGAACATCGTCCGAAGAATGGCAACTGACCCGTGAGTGCGAGTGTTCCCGAACTTTGGTGGAATTGCCAACGTTCACCATCCCACGTAGACCCCCAACCCACGCGAATAGTTTCAGGTGCACGCACACCCAACTGTTCCAAAACACCCTGTTTTAAATCCTCTGGTGGTGTGCGTAAAATAGAATCAGTCAAGTTGCAGATGACACACGACAGCGTCTTACCATCGGACAACACCCTCGGTTGTAACTTCCATGGCGTCGTCGCGGCAATTTCAAGGTCATCTTTCATCTCTGGCGCACCCATGGGGTAATCCAAAAGTAGGTTTAAACACCCATACGTCGTGTCGTTTAACATGGTCTTCGCCCCTGGTCCCCAGTTGTCCCCGACGAGTTTGATAGCAGGGCTGTGGTCCACACAAAGAACCAGGAGTTCATCTTTGAGTTTTGTTCCATCGGAGAATGTCGCCACATAGTTGTCTTCATCGGAGATGTATAATAATTCATCAAGGGAGGTGTTAAATTTAAATTCAACACCAACGTTTTCTAAAGCCTCATACATTTTATCACCCATGACTTTTCCAGAAACACGTTGCGTCCACTGCCTGGAAAATGTGACGTGATTGAAACTTTCCAACATTTCATAGGAACTCATCACATCCCACGTGATACCATCAATAATAAGTGGAAGGTGTTCCATAATAGAGGCACCTTCATGGGACATTCTTCCTTGGAGGACATCTTTAAGGGTACGGTCCCGTCTCGCCACAAATGGAAGTGTAAGAAGGGCCAAGTAATCTTGAAACTTGAATTTTTTAAACATATATGGGAAAACACCATCGGTGTGTCTTTCAAACAGGTCATCCCATGAAATGTCCATATCTTTAAGAAGACTTCTCGTATTTACCCACCCCCTGTCAAAGAGGATACGGTGAGCGTGTAAATCTCTCTTCGTCAAGTCTGGTTCCCACCACGACCCACCTGCTGATGGTTTTCTTTCATGTATTGTGACTGGGACACCAATTTTCCTGAGTTCCCACGCCAAGGTCATACCCGTGGGTCCGCATCCAACAATGTGTACCATGCTTACTTACAATACATTAATAAATTTTATCATGAAACACGATGTAAAAAATACCAAGGACCAGTGTTATAAATGTTTGTGTATCTACAAACTTTTTACCAGAGACGAGAATAAACATGTTCAGCAGTGCGTGCATGGGGAGGGTCTTCTCTGGACCCCACCGGCTGTAGTAGGCCAAAGTGGCTGCCAATGACACGGC